AGCTTTAAGATTAGAACCCGTCTTCCTGTTGTAGTAGTCTCTTCCTTTTTTACTGAGACCACCTGTTTTGGATTTGTGTTCCTTTCTTAAACTAAGTCCTTTTCTTTTTGCCATTGTAATAAAAAACCCCACCCCTCCGAAGAGGGGCAGGGCTGAGTTAAGAGGTTATGCAGGTTTCACTGCAACAGCACACTCAGGACGGAGAACTCCGTGACCCATTGCATACTTAGCAACGAACAGCGTACCTTGGCGTTCGATCTGATATTCCGATTCGGTTGCCAAATCGAGAAGTTTCACCGTACCGATAGCTTCCTTAGTACCAGCAAGGATGCCGTACTCAAGGGTTGCACCAGAACCAGCCTTAAGAGCGGAGAAGTCTCCGTTGTAGCCAGTACCGTTACCTTCGAACACATCGTTGGCAGACGAACCATCACCAGTAGCAATAGTACTATCGTCGCCCAATTCAGCGATGTCAGTAAGGTGGTTGCTCTTTACGAGACGGATGCCAGCAACGCTAGCAACAGTACCAGCATTGACGTTACCGCCAGTACCAGTGTCCTTGTTAATCGCAACGTTGTCCGAAGTCAGCAACTTGTAGTAAGTTGAAGGACTCAAGACAGCGAAGCGACCTTCGTCTGGAGCGTCATTCTTGTCGAGCGATTCAGCGACAGCATAGAGAGCGTCAATGATACCAGCTGCGGTAGTTAATTCAGCACCTGTGATGCTTGTACCAGCACTTGTGTTAGCCAAGTTAGCAGAAGCTTGGGAAGCAGCATAGAGAGTCTTCATCGTAGCGATGTCGAAACGTTTTGCGAGTGCTTTACCTAGCTCACCAGCGTAGATTGAGCGAACATCATAGTGTTGCTTAAGCTCGTCGATGTTAGCGATGAATGTCGAAGAAACAAGAACGTCATCGATAGTGATGATTTTCTCGTTCATGCCAATGCTGGACAAGTAGCCAGTGTCGGACTCGACGATGTTTTCGCCTACGTTGTGATATTTAGCAGTAGCAATTCCAGAGACTGGGAACTGTGCAGATTTCCCTGAAGAAATCGTGCGCATCATGTGCAGATCTTTCATCACGTTGTTCTCAGCGAAACTCGTAAGAATTTCACCTGAAAAAACTTTCAAAAAGAGTGCATCATTGTCAGATCCACCTTGGATTAAACCACTACGCGAGAGACCTGTGAAGTCACCATTTGCCATAGTATTTTCCTTTTTCTATATTTGTTAGTAAGTGAGAGCTGAATGCTCTCGTTAGTTTTGTGGGTCTTTCAGTCCTTGTATATTTTACGAACTAAGAGTTGTCTGACGTATCAGGCTCTGTCGCTACTTTAAACTTAGAGTAGAAATTATTTAACTTGTGAGCTACCGAAGTAGAAGCCCACAATGGCGAGCATAGATTGTCGTACTTCAGGAAGGATTACGAATCCCTCCAGAGAACTCCAGCCACCACCTCCCAGTCCCAAGAGACCCAGCAATCCTTTGGATGCTTCTTTCTCAATGGTAACAGGAGTGTTTAAAAGTGATAAAATGAACGGAGCTAGAATCACTGCGAACAAAACAAACAGAACGAACAGACGGCGTACCCACACCCCACCTCTCTGTGAGGCAAGTTGTGCAGACTCATCTGCTGCTTTTTGTTTTGCTAACTGCATCTCAAGGAGACGAGTTTGTGATTGTGCTTGTGCAGCGAGCATCTTCATAACGAAGCCACTCAAGCCACCACCAAGCATCGCGATTAGTTCCATGCTCATAATTAAAATGCGTTAGACACAGCAATCCGTTTCTCAATCTGTTCACGATATGCAGGGTCGTTCTTATACCTTGGGTCTTGCATAGCTTCAACCATTGAAGCAGCGGACCCAAACGCTTTAACACCACCAGCACCAGAGGTACTACCTTGATTAAGGTTTGGAGCTTTACCTCCAGCTGCTAAGAACTGTGCGTACATACCTTTAACGGCTACACGCGCTTGCTCAACAGATCCTCTTTCAACTATTGCATTATAGGCTTCTAGATCCGCATCTGCTAGGTTTTCACCAGCCCACTCGCTCATAGCTGCGTAGTTAGCGTTACCTCCAATAGACTCTTGAATCTCTAGAGCTGCTGCTGTTGAGATAGCTTCTTGTCCATTAATGTAAGATTCGACAAGTTCCCTTGGAATACCTGATTTTTCTAATTCGATGAAAGCTTTATCAGATAGCTTACCATTTTTAGTAAACTCTTCCGTAGCTTTTTGTATAGCGTCATCAGCCTTCGACGGCTCTGGCGCATCTTCTTTTTCAACTTCTTCAGTAGCTTCATCTTTGGGAGCCTCCTTCTTAGATTGTTTTTGTTGCAGCTCTTGATAAGCCTTAGCTAGTTCTTCAGGGCTTTGAAACTTCTCATCCAGCCACTCAGGACGCTCAGAAGTCTCTTTAACTTCTTGCTTACCTTCGTCGGCACTAGACTCCAAAGCCTGTCCCCTTTGTTTGGCAGCCTCTTCTTGCATAGCTGCTTGTTTTTCAAGAGAGATATTCTCTTCGGTAGTATTCTCACTTACCGTAACTGCTTGATAGTTTCCCATAGTTTACTGTTCCTCTCGCACTGGTTGTTGTTGTTGTAACTTAGCTTCTTCTGACATAGCCTTGATACCTGCTGGTCCAAGTTTCTCTGCCATTTGCATTTGTTGAGCTTGCTGCATCTCTGCTTGCATTTGCTCTTGGTCTTTAATTAGACCAGCTGTTTTGATGCCTAGCGCAGTGGCTCGACGTTCAAAGTATTCATCAATGTTTACAAATTGTTGGATGGCTTGTGGACCTACCACCTGCGATGCTCCAGCTAAGAACATATCTAATTTCTGTAGGTCATTACCTCTACCTAAAGCCTCAACACCTGTTATGATAACAGGATTGACTACCTTCTCAGGAAGTTTTGGAAGAGACTTGTTCTTGTTCATGATGGACATCAAGCGATTAACCATAGGTAACTGCATCTCGCTACTGAGTAGAGAGTACAAGCCACCAATAGCAGCTTCTAGTTCTTGTCCTAACATTCGAATCTCTTCAGCTGTCACACGCTCTGCGTTACGAACAACGCCAGAGGTGAGAAGGAAGGCGTGTCCCATACGCTCCTCAATACGTGTCATACTATCCTGTACAACTCGGAAGTCGTTAAACTTGTTAAGCTGAAGAACAGATACATCCTGAGCGTTACCTTGTGTAATCGTTCCATTAGGAGACTCAGCAAGAGTCTTAGCTCTGGTCGTGCCGTTGGGGTTAACCATGAACAGTACCTTAGCTGCTGCTGCGCTGCCTTCTACAAGTGCGCGAGTCAGTGACTCAAGTGACTGCAAGTCTCCCAAGTATTCTTCAACGTATCCTCTGCCGTAGTCTTCGCCATCAATACGCGAGAACCGTAGAGGAATAAAAGGATTCTTGTCTAACGGATATGAGCCTTCAGAAGAAGGAATTAGCTCTCCGTTGATTTCTTGCCATACGTGCCACCTGTCTTCTTTACGACATACCGCAGTGTATAGATGGATCTCTTCGTCTGGAGAATCCATATCCTGCGTACCTACAAGACTCTTCATCTCTTCTGTCAGTGACATATAAGATAGGTCTTCTTTGGTGCAGATGTACAAGACGTTGCCCATAGCATCACGTTCTACACAGTAGCGGTCTAGGTGGAACACACGTAGACCAGCTTCGTCTGGTAGATATATAAGAGCGTTACCTGTAACGATGAGATGCTTCAGAGCTTCATGAACTCCTGTGCGATACGTGTTACCGCTGATCTCATCCATCACCGCTTCCTCTACTTGCTGTAGTGAAGATTCAATCTCAGTGATAAGCTCGTCAGGCGCGCCCTCTGCGCGTAGTTGATACTCGTCAACGTTCAAACGAAAGAAGGGGGCGTTGGGAGGTAGGAGTGCCAACAGTAATTTAGATGCGAGATTGTTTACTCCTCTTGCCCCAACGCCCTGAAATGGTGTTTCCAAACGACTATGAGAACCGAAGCCCTCATCTGGCATGACGTATGGAAGTGTAAGTTTTGCAGCTTTTCTAGCCCTGTCCAAGTAGGTGTAACGTTTACCTTCAAGGGATTGATATAATGATTGGGCAGATTTGTGCATAAATATTAATTTTCAAATTGTTCT